TCATCAGCAGTATACTTGGTTAGGTTATTTACACGTTTGGGAGTACCTTTCTCCCAAGCAGGTCTACTCTGAAAAGTAATCTTAAAGTTACGAACTTTATCAATGATCTCTTCCCTGCCAGTACCAGTTAGCACATCTAGTAATATCTCACTTAAGAAATCCTGCACAATTTTAGGGGTATCAGACCGTTTTAAGTCTAAGCCCATGGCTTTTACTTTACCTGGGCTACCACCAGTATCCAAACGCTTGCCTTCTTTATCATATATTAAGACAGCATAACGCTTCTTCTTAATGAACATACCTTTAGTGGCAATAAGTTCACGTCCACCACGTATAATAGCACCAGACTCTCTCGGACAGTGACACGCCCTCTCCATAAATGCAGGGAAACTAGCGTTTACTTGATCAGCAATATTATCATAGATTTCTATGGCAATATCTTTATTCCATTGCATAACACCTGAGGTAACATCATCTTTAATAGCGGGCCAGGCACTGAAATAAACAGAATCCGTGTCCCCGTATATGATCGCATCACCGGTATGATCGTATTCACCGGTAATACATTCATTTACGAACGCATCCATATGTTTAGCAATAGCACGGCCAGTTAGGGTAGTTGACTGTCCAATTCGTCGATCAAAGAATCTACAACCAGCATTAAGAATAGCACCATATAAACTGTTTAGATTAATCTTTTTAACCAGTTGTCGTTTATCCCAATATTCCTGATCTTCTTTGTTGGTTGACTCCTTTAACTTCTTCTGCATTTCCTTACGCTCAGCATACCAGCGTTCTAGTAGACCTGGAATAATGCCTTTCTTTTCGCATGTAAAGATAGTACCGTTAGCACTTAGTGTCCAGGGTCGATTACCATCAAATATTAGACGCCATACATCAGCGGCACTTAGCACATCGCTAGTACCAGTAGCTTCCCAGTCGATAGTAATCTCAACTCCTGTATCACCGCGCATCACGGCCTCATATTCCAAACTACCAAAGAGTCCTTCCCAAGCACCGGGAAAGTTGGATCCACTATCCATTTTCTCTTTGATATATTTCTCAGTCATTACGGGCCTTAGTTGCCCAATGATTGTTTCTGGTCCCATGTTGAGACTTCTGATTGCTGATGGGTACAGTGAGTTAATGTCGATTGCGCCGATCCATTCGTGGACACCTTTCTTGGGATGAGCAACATAGGCACCTGCCGCTTTGTCGTCTCCACTTCCATCATCTTCTTCCCTACCCTTCCTATTAGGAACGACCAATCCTTGACTGTGTGCTTCATTTATTATCGCCTGTTCCGTGGTTGCGACTGCACCCATGGTGGTCATCAATAACACTGTGTTATCGTGAGCAATGGTATTTGCCAAGTCTAGAAACCGTAATTTTGTGTCTAGTTTGGCAAGCAGTCTGGTATCTTGTCTATTATAAACTATGAACTTTTCAAAATCTCTATTATACAACTGATCCAACGTGCCTTCATAAGCAGTTTTACGCTCATCAAGTTCGTACTCACCAATGGCATCTAAGCTATAACTATGCCGTTCTTCATAGGTATATTTTCTATATAATTGCATATAGTCCATATGAACTCTACCTATTAAATCAAAAGTCATCTGGCTTGCACCAAACCTTTCAAATTCTCTTTGTTTAGGAAATTGACCCCATAGACACAACCGTCGGGTATCATCTTTACTTAGGGTACGAGTAATACGACCCACTGTGTAGGGAATATCATAGCCTTCACTATTCCAACCGCTTAAAATATCAGCATCGTCTATTAGATCTAGGAAAGTCTTTAACAGATCTTCTTCACGTTCAAAGATATAACAGTCGGTATGCTTGTCGGCTATTTCCTGTGCTGTCGTCCAACTCATACTCTTGGGAGGGATGGCTAATGTAATTAGTTTATCTAACCAATCTAGATATACACTGATGGCATTGATAGGATTAAATGGATCATCAGGCTTACTATAGCCACGCTCAGGATCAAAGTCAACTTCAATGTCAAAAAACGCTGTCTGCAATTTGGGAGGTTCTATGCCTAGATAGTTGTTTTCAAGACAGCGGAACACTGGTTTGAAGTCACCTTCCCAGATACGTTTGTTACCATTGATACGCATCTCCTTATGAAATTCCTTACCATTATTTGTAGTGAATTTAGTTACAGGTGTACCATAGATAGTTCTATGTTTACCTTTGGGATCATCATAATAGAATACATAGTTAGCAGGATACTCTTTGTATACCCGCTCACCATTTACACGTTCAACTACGTGTATCTTGTCTTTGTTCTTTTCAAATAGTGCATCAACGTAAGACATTAGTGTAGGGTCATCCTTATGAGTGCAACAGTATCAATAGTAGTTAAGAGTAGGTAGTTGGCCAGCATACCAAAGGAATTTCGACTATAAGCAGTCCCAGCGTATAAAATACAACCTGTAATCCATATGGGGTACAGGATAATAAGGGGAGGATTAGGAACGGTGATTGCCATAGCGAGAGAACAACCAATAGATATAAGCCAAGCTAGAACCTCAATGCAAAAGCGAAATTTATTACTCTGCCAGTCATCTCTAATCCATCCGTATATATTATACGCTATGTCTATCAAAGTGTCTTACCAACTGTTTCCAAAATAGTATTTAATTCTTCGTGATCAGCGTTAGTTTCACCTAAACTTGCTTTGTATGCAATCTTAATTGCTTTCTTTAATAGTGCAGGTTTAATTTCCATTTCCTCAGCAATGGCTTTAACTGTGTCGCTAAGCCCAGTAGATAAGTCCTCAACTTCACGCATAACGTTCATACCCTCATTAATAATTTGGGTAAGTTTGAGTTTTTGTTCAGTGCTAAAAGTACGATCAGACAATTTATTCTCCTTAAAGATTAATTATACAGCAATAGAGTGTTAATGTCAAACACTAGATAGGCTAGAACCAAATGATTTGGGTAGTGATTTCACCGTTGGGATAAAGTCTTTAGTAATGAAATGTGATTTAATCCAATCAGTAGGTGGTAAGTTTGAACTATCAAACTTCTTACCAATATGCCACCAATCGATGTCCATACTAATCATATCAACTAAATGTTGATCCCTTGCTTTACACATAGCATCATTGTCTATAAATTTATATGTCTGGATAGACATAATATGTGATCCCCAGAATGCCGGCATATCTGATAATACCATTTTGTAATCAGTACCATTAATCGGATCTACGGTATGTAGGGGTAGTGTGGGGTTGATATTGACTGCACCATCAACGCGCTCTGGAAATCCATAGCGTATATCCATACCTTCAAAGAACTTTGCGGGTATCTCTAAGGGCGGGCAGACTTCAGGTCCAATCTTGACATGTGCGTAACCATCAAAGTGTCTAAATTGTTCTTTAGTGGGTATTAGCATAGTGTTATTTGGTAATGCCACATCATTCCAATGTTCAGTTCTAAAGATTAACTTGTTGGGATCCTTAATTTGATCCACATACCAATCAAAGAACTCTTTCCGCATTACACGTAAGGCATCATTATTGCCCATTTGATATTGAACAAAATTTTTATTGACAACGGTACCGCCTAGACCATATGTAGCTCTTATATCCTCTGGATAATGGCTTGTAAAGAATACGGTACTAATATCTCTAGTAGATAGCAGTTCTAAGCCTTCTCTAAAGATTTCAATATTGCTATCCATAAAGATATGATCTTCATTGCCTACTGGAAATACGAAATCATCCCCAATAGCATCAAACTCTTTCTTCTTATCCTGCCATTGAGCAAGGTTATTACACCGATGCCAATACATAACTAGTTTATCTTTGGGGAAAATACTTGTTAACCACTCTTCCATAGGACCTTCCTGGCCAGCGTGTCCATCCGCCATCTCAAGGTTGAAGATGAATTTACTGACCAGGGGTTCCAGGGGCGCATAGCTGGCGAAGCTATAACGTGCTACATCAAACCTATTGTCATTGCGTAGATTATATCTAGGCTGTGGAGTTAGTCGTCTATCAGTAATTTTACAGTTGAACCAAATAATCATTGTTTAATCCTTGTATGTAGTTATTATATAGTAATAGCAGACAGAAGTCAATGCTATTTAGGTGAAGCCCACTGACTTTTTATCCACTCGTCATATTGATATCAGTTTTAATCCAGACTCAAGTATTATCAACATATATTTTGAATTGATTATCTATTGATTATTGAATTATAGAGTTTCGGCACACCTACGTATTGATAATTATCAACAGGTAGTATGTCAAACTTTTCCTTCTCCAGTAACAAGTTGATTACATCTGAAATATATAATTCTCTTGTATGCTCTAATATATCATATGCTTTAATAAAACTACTGGCCTTAGCAAACCCATAACCACCTGTAGATATAGTAGTACCCACCGGAGTCTTTCCCTCAAGTCCGGTAATGCTACCATGTTTATGTGTTACATAACTTTTGGATAGATCATTCTCAGTATGTTCTGTGGTGCAGACAAAGTTCCCTACAGGTAGCTTAGCATTAAAGAAACTATCACAGTCTTTAATAAAGACAGGAAGATTGCCTAGAAATCTACATACTCTACTAGCCGTTTCAGCAGGTCCATTGGTAAAAGATGGTAATGTAAGTATACCTGCACGTGACCCCATTGCGGCATTAATCGTCTTAATGGCATTGAATTTATCATTATGCATGTTTTGTATTACTATATGAATTTGATCCACCTGATCTAGGAATGGTTCTATTGCATGAGCAATCATAGGTCTTCCATCAGCCATAGGTAGCAAATATTTGGGTATCTTTCGTTTAAATCTTGAACTATTTCCGGCTGCTAAAAGTATTAGGTCCATATTGATTGTGGTTTGGTTGCGGTTAACTGCTGTACGAATCGCAGCTTGCTTTAATTATTTTTTATATTTGAATTTTTTAGGTTTGATTTGTTGAGTATGTGGGATACTACCAACTGGACTTACAAAATTATCATCGCCAGTAATGTTAGCACTACCACTATATCGTGACAACATAGTTGGGCTTTCAGTTTTTATCTTCTTTTTAATCTCATGTAGTCGC